ATCAAATCCATGAAGAAACATGATCTCGTTAAGGCATACGAAGCGATGCATGGAGATGATGAAGAGGAAGAGATGGAAGAAGGAATGCATGAAAAACCAAGTACAAAGGCAGAGATGATCAATGCCATGTACAAGGAAATGCAGGGAATGAAGAAGGATGAATTGATGGCTGCCTATGATGCCATTAAGGATTCGATGCATGGTGATGAAGACGAAGAAGAAATGGAAGAAGCATTTGCCGCAGACCTAAAGGTTCTTGCCGATGCAGATTCTAATCTTACCGAAGACTTCAAGGCCAAGGCATCTACTCTCTTCGAAGCTGCCGTTGCAAACAAAGTCGCTACGATCAAGGAAGAACTTGAGAATACATACGAAGAATCTTTGCAAGAAGAGATCGTATACATTCGCGAGTCTTTGATCGAAAAGATCGACAACTACCTCACATACGTAGTTGAAGATTGGATGAGTGAAAACCAAGAGTACGTTGACAACAAGTTGCGTACAGACATCGCCGAAAACTTCATGAAGAACCTCAAGGATCTATTCGTTGAGAGCTACATCGAAGTACCTGAAAGCAAGGTTGACTTGGTTGACAGTCTCAGCGAAGATGTTGAAGCAATTAAGAGTGAACTCCTTATCGTATGTGAAGAGCGCGATTCTTTCGCTTCTCAGATCGAAGAACTTCAACGTGAAAAGATCATCAGTGAAGCAACTTCTGATCTTACTTCTACACAATCTTCGAAGTTTGTCAAACTACTCGAAGGCATCGAATTCGTCGATGCTTCTAACTTCGAAACTAAGGTTTCGGTAATCAAGGAATCTTTCTTTAACGAGGAAGAGCCCACCCTAGAGTTGGAAGAAGAAGTTTCTTCTGACGAAACAGAAATTATCGTCGAAGGAGAAGGTAATCCTAATGCTGAGTTGTCATCGACAATGCAACGTTATATCTCTTCCCTAAGTCGTATTCAACAAAACAGCCACAAGTAATTCATTTACTTACAAACTATAAGGAAACACAAAAATGTTTAACGCAGAAAACGAACTCAAAAAATGGGCTCCTGTTCTCGATCATGCTGATGCACCCGAGTTCAAGGACAACTACCGCAAAGCCGTTACTGCCAAACTTCTTGAGAACACCGAGCGTGCTCTTAACGAAGAACGTGCAGCCAATGGAATGCTTAACGAAAATAACACGACCACAGGTTCGATCACAACATACGATCCCGTATTGATCTCCTTGGTTCGTCGCGCTATGCCGAATCTAATCGCATACGACGTTGCTGGTGTTCAACCGATGTCTGGTCCTACGGGCTTGATCTTCGCAATGAAGGCTCGCTACAACTCTGTTGACTCCCCTGGCGCTGGTAACGTAACAACTGACGATCCTGAAGCTCTCTTCGACGAAGCTGATACAGACTTCAGTGGAGCCGCATCTCCAGCACATGCTGGAACAGATCCCTATGCTAACACTCTCGATTCTCCACTCGGTACTTACACGACTGGTACAGGTCTTGGTACGGCAGCTGGTGAAGCTGGTACTCCTGCTGAACTCGGTTTCACAATCGAAAAGGCAACTGTAACCGCCAAGACACGTCAACTGAGGGCTGAGTACACGATGGAACTCGCTCAGGATCTGAAGGCAATCCACGGATTGGACGCAGAATCTGAGTTGGCTAACATCCTCTCTTCCGAAATCCTCGCTGAAATCAATCGCGAAGTTATCCGTTCGATCAACAGCACCGCCAAGACTGGTGGAGCAAACGTTGGTGATGATGGTCTTTTCGACTTGGTTGCTGACGCCGATGGACGCTGGGCAGTTGAAAAGTTCAAGAGCTTGATCTATCAGTTGGAAGTTGAAGCCAACAAGATCGCTCAGGAAACACGTCGCGGAAAGGGTAACTTTGTTATCTGCTCGAGCAACGTTGCTTCTGCCTTGGCTGCCGCTGGTCAACTTGACTACGCTCCTGCAATGAGCACCAACCTCAACGTTGACGACACCGGAAACACATTTGCTGGTGTTCTTAACGGTCGCATGAAGGTTTACGTCGATCCTTATGCAGGTGGCGACTACGCTACTGTTGGATTCCGTGGATCTAACCCATACGACGCTGGATTGTTCTACTGCCCATACGTTCCTCTCACGATGGTACGTGCAGTTGATGAAACGACCTTCCAACCGAAGATCGCTTTCAAGACTCGTTACGGTCTACAAGCCAATCCGTTTGTTACCACAAACGCTGGTATCGGTTCCGTTAACTCGAACCAATACTTCCGCAGCATTCGTGTTGGTAGCATCAACGTAGGTAGCTAATCTAATTAGTTCATAACCTTTTGAAGGGTCTCCGTTTGGAGGCCCTTCTTTTTTTATAAATACAAACATGGCGAAACTTACAACAAATTTCAATTTTCTTTCACCGACTGGCTTTCGTCTTACGATCAATAGGAATCGATTTGCGAATGTTGAGTATTTCATTACGGGTTTTACGATTCCATCAGTGACTATGGGTGAATCTGCTCAAGGATTTAGAGGTCATACCGCATTTCAAACGGGTGATACTATTGGATACGATTCTCTTTCTCTTCGTTTTGCAATCGATGAAGACATGAAGAACTATACCGAAATCTTTGATTGGATGGTCAATAATCGCGAAGTTGGTTTGGATTTTTCAGACATGATTCTCACTGTTCTATCCAATCACAATAACGGAAACAAAGAGTTTCAGTTTCAAGACGCTTTTCCAACTTCTTTAAGTGGTGTTGAATTCACCACACAAGCAACAGATGTAGAATACTTACAAGCCGACGTTACATTTAGATACAGCGAATTTCGTATTATAAAGTAATAAATAGTTTTATATGATGACACTTGATGAAATCCTTGCGATGTGGAAGAAGGACTCGCAAATCGATACAGTATGTTTAGACGAGGCAAGTAAAGAGAACTCAAAGAATCACGCAAAGTATCTGGAGTTGCATAGTATTATTAAGTTGCAACTCAAAAAGAAGGAGATGGCTCAAAAGGTTTTATTGCGTGATAAATGGTTACACTTCTCCGGAAAACTTCCAAAGGAAAAGATCGACGAATATGGTTGGTCGTATGATCCTTTTGATGGAATGAAGGTGATGAAGTCAGACTTTCACTATTTCTTTGAATCCGATGAGGATCTACAGAAGAGTGAAGAAAGGATTGCCTATCTTAAAACCGTAGAGGAAACTCTGCGAGAGATTGTTGACAACATTAAGTGGAAACACCAATCCATTAAAAATGTTCTAGAATTCCAGAAATTCACGAGCGGTATGTGATGATAAAGGTCTCAAAGGAGAACGAAGCGAAGTTGATCATCGAGTGTGAAGACAGCGGAATACTTCGCGAATTATATGAGTATTACACATTCTATGCGGATGGATATAAATTCATGCCCGCGTATCGTAATAAGTTTTGGGATGGAAAGATACGACTCTTCGATCTTCGAACACAGCAACTTCCCTACGGTCTTCTCACTCAAACATTAGACTTCGCAACAGAACGAAGATATGATATCAACGTTGACGAATCCATAAGGTTTTCATGGCCGGAAAAAGATGATCTCAAAAAATACATCGAAGAATCTCATATTTCTATCAACGGCAAGTCTATTAATCCTCGGGATTATCAGTTGGATGCCTTCATCCACGCTGCTCGTCATAAAAGATGTATTCTTCTATCTCCGACAGGATCTGGAAAATCTCTTATCATATATCTTTTGGTGCGTTATTTTCTCGACAATTCCAATAAGGGATTGATCTCATTGATCGTTGTTCCGACTACATCTTTAGTAGCTCAGATGTCAAAGGACTTTGCGAACTACTCCGCTCTTGATGATACCTTTGATGCCGAAGCGGAGATACATCAAATCTATTCCGGAAAGGAGAAGTTCAACTTTGATGCATCGGTTGTAATTACTACATGGCAAAGCGCAATCAAACTACCTGCTCAATGGTTCTTTCAGTATGGCATGGTGATAGGTGATGAAGCCCATACATTTAAAGCAAAGAGTTTGACTACGATCATGAATCGTTTGGTTAATGCGGATTATCGGATTGGTACTACCGGAACATTGGACAATGCAATGGTAAATCAATTAGTTTTAGAAGGTAATTTCGGGCCACAATACAAAGTCACAACCACAAAGGAACTCATCGATTCAGATACTCTTGCTCAATTAAGTATCAAATGTTTGGTTCTAAAGTATTCGGATGAGTCACGAAAGATCGTAAAATCTTTCAAATATCAGGATGAGATTGACTACATTGTATCCTACGAGAAGAGAAATAAGTTCATTGTCAATCTTACATGTGATCAAAGGGGTAATTCTTTGGTTCTTTACAATCTCGTACAGAAACATGGCAAACCTCTTTATGAACTCTTTCAGAATAAGGTAGAGGGTAAGAGAAAGGTGTTCTTTGTATCGGGTGCAGTCAATGCCGAGGAAAGAGAACGCATTCGAGAGATTACCGAGAAAGAAAAGAACGCAATCATAGTCGCATCTGTTGGTACGTTTTCCACAGGTATAAATATAGTTAACTTGAACAACATAGTGTTTGCATCACCAACAAAGTCTCAAATAAGAGTTCTTCAATCCATAGGTAGAGGATTGAGAAAAACTGCCGATGGAAAACCAACTACTGTTTTTGATATAGCTGATGATCTTTCTTGGAAAAGTAAAAAGAACTATACTTTGAATCACGCTATAGAACGCATAAAAATTTATGCAAAGGAAAAGTTTCAAACAAAAACATACGAGGTGCCAATATGAACGTTGAATGGAAGGCAATCTTTGATGCTCTAATGGAAGGAGCAGACGATATAAAGATCTATTCTTATCGGTTGAATGATGGAAGTTACATCATGGCTGAGGAGTTAGAGTACGATCCTTACTTTAATGTTCTCTTTCTTGATCTTCCGGTCTTGATCAATGTGAAGAGAAATGGATCGATTGCATTAGTCAAATGGATGTTTCAATCTGAATATGAAGAAGAGAATCTTCCACCTCAGCCCATAGAACTTCAATGCAATAAGATCATAGCAAAGACAGAGGCTCCGATCACACTAAA